TTCTTCTTTAATTTCTTTATCACCATCATTGTCATCACTATCAGACTCTTCTGGTTTAGGCTCTTCAGGACCTTTATGGTCATCTTTTAATACATAAAGTTTATCTAAATTACTACCTTTAAAATTTGGATCCTTTTTATCGTTTTCAGATTTTTTCTTTTGCCAATTTAACATTTCTTTTGCTAACTTAACAACATCTGTAAATGTTCTAATTGCATTTACTTTTGAAATCCATATGTTTTCAAAGTTATCAAAATATATTGGTAATCTTTTTGAAGACTTATAGAACATATTAATTTTATCAATTAAATGTAAATCTTTATTTAAATCTTTATCTCTAACACCAAAGAAGTTTGCTTTGTTAAGAATATCAAAACCATTAAGGTAGTTTTTAACTACACCAGGATATTTCTTTTGAATTTTTAAATCTATTCTACAATCTTCTAAAACATTAACATAAGCACGTAGCTCTTTATCTTCAATTTTTGCCCATGATTTATAAGGAGTAAATAGAGCATGACTGCACTCATGGGCGATTAACATGTCATACACATCGGGAGATTTTGTTTTAAAAATTGGTAGAGTAAGTACTCTATTCTTTACATCAAAAGAAGCTGTTCTAACATTGTTATGTTGAATAGTAATATTCTCTGTTGCTAATAATTTTGCTAATTGTGATTTTTGATCTAGTGAAACTTTTGTAGTGGTTGTCTTTGTCATATACACTTATCCTAAAGGAAAATGAAACAAAAAGCAACCATTATTTTTCACGGTTTTACTTGCTTTTTAAAAGAACTAAACCAGAACACTTGATTTTTTAGTCTGATTCGTTATCTTCCTACTTGATTTAGGTACTTTCCTTTGCAATCTTCCCAATTCAAGTAAATCAAATCATCATAAAAATGTGATTCTTTAGAATATCTGTCTGTCTGTAATAAATTCTTTATTCTTTTAGAGGCATGTTTTTCTTTCCACACTTTAACTAATGCCTCTGTAGACGAATCAAAACGTTTCTTTAAACCATCGTTTTTAACTTCGCCTCTTAAATACTCATAAGTGTTCTCATATAATCTTGCAAAATAGATACCTCTGGCATGATCAGTTTTAATTAACTTTTTATCTATACCCATTTTAGAATAGGTAAACATATATGATCTATTCTTGTGGTCTCTTTTTAATGGTTGGCCGTTAGCTCTTGTTGCCTCATACCATTCAAAGTATTTTCTAGTATGATTTTTCTTTAACCATTGTTTAATTAAATTCTTTGTTTCTGGTTGTGGTTCATATGATACGGAACCCATAGTGAAACCCATACGTTTCCAGTATTTTAAACCATCATATTGACTTAAAGTATTTGCTTTCGCTTTACCATATAAAGATGTTGTGGTAACACCAACTAACTTGTCACCATATTTCTCTTCCCAAATTCTTTGTACGTCATCTGATAAACATAGATATGCTAATAGTTTACCACCAGTATAACTATAACCTAAAGGTTGTGTTGGTACAATAGAGGAACCAATAGCAGTATGATTAATCATACCACCAAACGTTTTACTATGTCTATCCCAACCAATGGCACTGTCTCTTGGAGTTAAATCCATAAAGTCACCAGATATACAAATCACACCTAAATGTTTGCCTGATTTATTATCATTTACATTAAAGAATAACTGTCTACCAATATTACTATTGTTTTTCATAGTAGACAAAAATGTTCTTAATGTGTTCCAGTTTTCAGATAGTTGTTGAGTTCTTACTGCTTTACCGTTAAATCTTTTTGTAGTATCATCTGTATATTCTAATACAGGTTCCAGTTTATCATAGTCTTCAGGTGATTCTGGAATCCAGATATTATTTCTAACAGTATCTATTTGATTTTTTTGTGTAGGTTCTTTTAGTATATTTTCTGTACCATAGAGAGTAGTTGATTCTACTGTAGGATATTTTCTATGTACTTCTTGCCACTTTTGAAATAATGTATACTCTTGTACGGTCATTTTAGACACGTATCCAAGGTCTTTTTCTATAGCTTCTTTTAATACTTTCTCATCAACATCTTCTATTTTAGAGATATCGTTTTCATCTTGAAATTGTTTCCACTTCTTTTCAACACCCTCTAAATCTTGTTTAGCGTGTATGTCAAAGTCATCTTTAGTCATAATATATAAATGGTATCAGAAATCAATCCGATTGTCAAGCTTACAGTTTTTCCATTGCTTTCTTATGTTTTTCGTAGGCTTTCATCTGTTTAGCGGCTTTCTTATAAGCCATATCTAACTTCAATTTAGATACACCATCTGTAAAATTCTTGCCTAATATATGATCGTATTCATGTTGGAATATTCTACTAATCATACCATCAAGGTGGCCTTCTCTTAATTGTCCATCTTCATCTTCGTATTTGACAACTACTTTTCTAGGCCTTTCTATTGATAAGAATACAAAAGGAAAAGTTAAACAGCCTTCTTTCATTACTACTGTTTCCTCACTTTTTGTTATTATCATTGGATTAAAACAAGCCATCTTTAACCCTTTTTCTATATCTGGATGGTCGCCTATCGTAAACATATTGAAAGGTAATCCAACCTGATTACAGGTTAAACCTATTCCACCATATTTCTTCATTGTTTTGAACATGGCGTCTGCTAGTTCTTTTCTATCTTTAAACTTCATTTCACAATCAGGATAATCTTCTTCTAACATATCATCACTGAAAGGTGCTATTGCTGAATTGACTCTAGGGTCTCTCGGTGGTACCAGTTTTAGGGTATTTTTATCCACTAATACGGGTGTTTCCGTCTCCTTAATTTTCTCAACCTTTTCTTGCTTTTTTGGCTTCTTCTTCATAAAGCTTTGAGCCTTGTCAATATAGTCATTTTGCTTTTTCGGTAACTTGTCTATTTTACCTTTATTACCGCCAAGCATTACATTTTTTTGTGTACTTCCCATATTTTCTCCTATGTTGGTTGCAGTCTAGTGAAGTTTTTATACTTCTCATATTTAATTATATTAGTAAATTTATCAAACATTATATCGCCTTTGTGTGATATTATAAAGATGTTTTCTTTTGTAAGTTGTGTTATAATCTTAAAGAAATCATCTGTACCTTGGCCATCTAAACTGCCGTCAAATATCTCATCTAATATTAATAGATTGGTATTTGTACTGTTTTTCATCTTTGCGATATGTCGCCACGTAAATAACAATGCAAGGTCTATTCTCATTTTTTCACCCTCACTAAAGTTATTATAGTTAAAAGTATCTCTAAATCTACTCTTTACTGTCTCATTAAACTCCTCATCTAAATGAAACGATACAAAGAAATCCATTGCCTGTAAATGTTGATTAATTAAGTTGTTCATTATTGGAACATACTTACGTATAATCTGAGCCTTGGCACCTTTGTCATTTAATATCTCTCTTAATATATCTACGTAATCCTTTTGTTCAATTATTCTATCTCTTTCAATTCTAGTTTCTTTTAACTGGTTATTCAATTCTTCCAATTGTGCCTCTACTTCTTTACCATCAACTTGTTTGTTTTCTAACAATCTAATTTCTTCATGTATTCTATTGCTAAACTTATTTATCTCATCTAAAGAAGTCTCAAATTTGGATATATCTATATTCAATTCATTGATCTTTTGAGATACCTTATTCATTTCTGTTAGTTTTATTTCTGTATTGGATATCTCTTGTAGTATTTCTTTCATTCCATCTGATAGAGTTTTTACTTTTTGTTTGGTTGCCTCTATCTTTTGTGCTTTAAAATCTTGATCTATAGGTTGGGTACAGGTAGGACAGTTATCATTATTCTCAAAAAACTCTAATGTTTTCTGGTGGGTATTTAAATTAGTTTCTATCTTAGCTTCTAGTTTTGATAGTTGGCCTACCTTTCTTTCTACTTTATCCTTGTTCTCTATTTCTTTTTTCTTATAACCTATCTTCTCGTTTAATTCTTCTATCTTTTTACCATACTCTTTACTATCTTCTTCGTTTTTGCTAACTAGTTGTTTTTTACCACCTAGGTCGTTCATATTAAGGTCGGAGATTGCGTTGAAGTGATTTAACTCTGTCTCATACTTGGTTTGTATAAGATCACAACGGTGTTTCATTTCTACAACCTTTTTAGTTAAATCTGATTGTTGACTTCTTAATATTAAGTCCATAAGACCAAATACTCTAATGTCTAGGATTTCTTCCACCACTTCTCGTCTATATCGTGGCTTCATTTTCATAAAAGGTTCGTATGAGGAAGAACCTAATAATACAACTTGTAAAAAAGACCTATAATTAAGTCTCATTATATTTTGTTCTAGATATTTCTGATAGTCTATACTATTGGCGTCTTGATTCATAAGAACACCATCTTGATATATTTCAAATATGTTTGGTTTGATACCTCTTACTATCTTATATTCTTTCATGCCTACAGTAAATTCTATTTCTACAATACAATCAGCATTGTTTATTGAGTTTACTATCTGGTCTTTTTTTATAATTCTAAATGGTTTATTAAATAAAACAAAACATAATGCGTCTAGTAAAGTTGATTTACCTGATCCATTTGGTCCAATAACTAATGTTGTATGTGATTTGTTTAATTCAACTTCTATAGGTATATTACCTGTAGATAAAAAATTCTTATATGTTATCTTTTTAAATACTATCATCTATTTTTTCTAAAAAAGTTTCTCCATATTGCCGATCTTATCATTGACACTACTGTAAATATTAATGCAATTCCTATACTATCAAATATGGTTGGATATAATCCAAAGAAAGGAAAAATATATAGTTGAATAAGTATGGCTAAAATTAATCCACTACCTACATCAATAAAGCTTTCTATTATATCTCTACTCACTGGCCTCCGTATATAGTTCTTTTGCAAATTCTTTTAATTTATGTTTATCTAACTCTGTATCTACCTGATCAATATAGTTACCTAAAAATGTTAGTGTATCTTCTCCTTGATCTATAGTATCTACTTTTACTGTTTGTGTAATATCATTTGTATCTTCATTGATAATCAATTCATGTACATTGGTATTGTTATAAAATCTTTCTACTAGATTACCATACATTTCTGGATTAGTTTTTCTGTTTACAAATAGTTTTACAAAACAATTCTCATAAGAAGATAAATCTAAATTGTTATAGTTTTCTTTTGTATCATCATATACTAATTTTTTAAATATTGGTAAAGGGTTCTCTATTCGTTCTAACTCTCTTGTATCTGTATCAAATATATGAAAACCTTTTGGACAATTATAGTCTGACCACATAATTTGATATTGAGTACCTAGATAAAATATATGTCCGTCATCTGATTTCTTATGAAAATGACCAGATAATACTTTTTCAAATCTTCTAAATTGTTCTCTTTCAAGTCCTTGTTCGTTTACTACTCCTCTATGCATTTCAAAGCCTTTTACTTCTAAATGACCAAAGGCAATTTGTGATGTAGAGTTGTCTAATTTATATAAAGTATCTTCCATATTGTCTTCACATATCCATGGTATAAACAATATATCTAAACCACCAAGAGTAACCTCTGTTGCTCTTGTATATATTTTAACTTTACCTAGATTTAAATTTTCTATAGCATTTACTTCGTTAGTATTTTTGTAATAGGTATCGTGATTACCTAATATAACGTGAGTATCTATATCTAATTCTTCTAGTTTATCCCAAAACTTTTTCTTAAAATTGTGGGCTGTGTTATGGTTAATAAACTTACGTCTATCAACTACGTCACCTAAATGTACTAAACATTTTATATCGTTATCTTTAAGATAAGGAAAAAACTGTTCCTCATAAAACTTATTTTGATAATTTATAAAGTGTGGAGAATCATTACGGCAACCAAAGTGTGTATCATTTAGTAGCGCTATCTTCATAATTTTCAAAAAAATAATCTAAACTATTCTTACTTGTTCTTTTCTTCCTTTTCTTTTTACTTTGTTTAATTTCTTCGGCAATCTTCTCTTGTGAATCCATAGGTAAATTCTTTTGTAAGTACTCTGTCATCTGGTTTTTAAAGTCTCTATCGTCACCAGGTTGGAGAGCAAAATCATCTAAATTGGATTTACTTATAAGTTTGTGTTTGATTGTCACTTGCTTTTTCTCTTTTTGTATTCTACGTATAAAAGCATAGTAGATTATTTGAGTAAAGTAAGCGAAAGGATTATTTGATTTTTTACCATCAAAGTTGTCAAGGTATTGTAGACAGTTTTCTATACCATCTGAAATCATGTCATCTTTAAAGGTGTAATTAATGAAATTAGGTCTATATGAGAGGTGATTGGCAATCTTCAAAAAACATGATCCAAGGTAGTTTCCTACTGGTGGTTTATCTTGTTTTAATCTCTTTGCTTTACGTACAGATTTTCTGTACTTTATCATCGCCTCCAAAAACTCTTTGTTATTTACATAATGTTCTTTTTTTGTTTTTGTATTCATAATATTAATATACTACAGTTTGTGTTTTTTGTCAATGTTATCCCTATTGGAGCGGGTGAAGAATTTCGCAATCTCAACCTTATCGTTGGCAACGATACGCTCTACTTTTGAGCTACACCCGCCTAAAAAAAATTTCGGTTTCAGCCGAAATCAGCATTGACTTTTTTGGAAAAATATGTATAATGAACGGTGTAGCCGGTTGATTGAGGATACTCCAGCTAGAGGTCTTATTAATGTATGGTTCCTTCATCATCATCATCAAACAATCTTTCATCAAAAATCTCATTTATCTTCTTATTATCTTTAGTGGAAAACTTCATCATTGAAGGCGTTCTTTTGTTGTCTTTTGCCAAAGGAATATCTTCATATGTATCAACAACACCAAGATAACTTCTTCTCATATCTTCATTAGCATTTGTTATGGTCATTATCTTATCTTTTGGAATAGTAATTTGTTCATCGTTAGTATAGGCCGTCCAACGAATCAAAGCAATATAATCTCTAAAACCCGATACCGTTATTTGTGGTACGTATTTTATCTGCAACGGCTTTTCTACATTGATTGTTTTATTTGTGGGATCTAATTGTCTTTTAGTAAAAGCACAAGAACAAACAATATCGTCTCCGTTTACCAACTTGATAATTTTAATGTTATTATCCATATTATTATTTATCCTTATTTAGCTCTGCCAATACACAATGAGTACCACCAATTTTTGTTGTTATATCATAAGTTAATAACGATGTTTCTTTAAAAACTTTCATATTATACCAACCTTTATTTTTTCCAGGATATTTTACTTCGTTAGGCAAATAATCATGGAAAATAATTTTAAAACAATCTGTAGTTCTTTTTAATATTTCTTCACAATCATAAACGCCGATTGATCCGTCAACAAATACAAAATCAAAATCAAAATGACTATATTGTTTCCAATAATCAGTACTCTTACAATGAAATCTGTTTATTGAATCCTCTATACCAACATACTCAAATATATTGTCTTTATCAATAGTATATACCTCTGCTCTATTTGCTATTAAAGCAGTTGTACTTTTACCTGTACCGGTACCTATTTCTAATACCTTTTTAGCATAACGACTTTCTTCTAACAAAAATCTAAAATCTTCATCTGAAATCATTTTAACTCTATATTGTGTATCTCATAATTAAAATCTTCGTCATTGTAAATATTTATTCGTTCACGAAAATGTATCAACGTATAGTTTTCTTTTTCTTTATAACTAATATCATCTGCTATATCATATAAAGTCGCAGCTGAATCATTATCCTTTAATCTTAATCCTCTTCCAATAGATTGTAAGTTCCTTATCCGTGACTTGCTAGGACTAGCAAAAATAATGTTATGCAAGTTCCGTATATTAATGCCTGTACTGAAAGTCCCATAACTTGCAACGATAATAGCGTTGTCAGATTTCTCCGTAATTTCTCTGATCTTTTCCCTAACGTCTGTATCCACTCCACCGTGGACATAAAATACTTGTTTGTCAACAGCTTTTGTTTTAATTGATTCATATAACTCCTTTCCATGTTTTTCTACGTATTGGAATAAACATAAAGAATTGCCTTGTAAAGTAGAGGCCAAGTTTCTTATATACTTATTTCTTTTTTCATTACGTACCAGGTAATCCATTTCTTCTTGGTATGTTTTATCTTTTAACATATGTCTAACATCTTTGTCATGTTGTAATACTAAACATATAATTTTTAATTCTGCTAATTGTTTTTTCTCTTGTAATTCTGTTGTGGATATAACCTTGTTTACTGTACCAAATAATCCTTCCAATACTAACTTATGTGTTTTAGTACCATCTAAAGTACCTGTAAGGCCTATTCTATATTTACATTGTTCTAGTTTAGTCATTATCTTTGTGAGTGAAACTGCCTTGAATAAGTGTGCCTCGTCACCTATAACCATTCCAAACTGTTTAAACCACTTCTTTGGTTGATTATATACTGATTGCCATGTAGATATTATAACGTTTTTGTTTGTTTCTTTTTCATGGCCTTGATATATTCTATGTACATTTTTGTCTGGATTCCAACCATAATCTTTAAAATCCTTAAACAATTGTTCTACTAATGATGTTGTTGGTACTATAATTAAGATTTTCTTCTTTTGTTCTTTTAGTCTTAACATATTATAACGTACTAACATGTAAACTATAAGTGATTTACCAGAGGCTGTTGGAGATAACAATAAACATCTATTCTTTTGTGTTGCATATACAAATGCTTCTTTTTGATAATCTCTTATTTCCATAGGTACTTTAAGGGCTTTTGTAAACTTTTCTACCAATTCTAAATCAACTTTAGTATCAACTATTTTAGTACCATCTACTACTTGTATCTTGTTGTCACTACACCATTTAAGTATATAAGGATATAAACCGGCGTAAATTTGACCAGTTGCATAAGAGAATAATCTTATTTTTCCATCCCATACTCTGTTTCTATAGGCAGGAACAAACTTATAACCAGGTACTTCAAAACAAAAATACTCTGATAACTCTCTTTTAATAGAGGCGTCAGCGTCTACTTTTAAATAGACATCGTTTACTCTGTCAACTATGATGTATCTTATATCTGGCATTACACGAAAGGTGGACCGACAACCCAACCTACTAAAACCTTTCTTGTTCCTTTGGTCACCGGATGTACTTTATGCCACATAAATGACGGAAAGGTAACTATTGTACCAGTTGTAAATTTATCTTTAAACTTTATATTCTGATTTATTCTTTTAGGATTTAAATTAGCTATCTCTAATTCTCCTCCTTCGTAATCTTCATTTAAACATAAAGTAAAACTTAACTTTCTGATATAACCATTATCATAAGGCTTAGTGTGCGAATCTATGTGCCAATCATAGTGGTCTCCTTCTTCGTATATTGTATACTGTAAGGGTTCAAATTCTTTTAACTTGAAATTCCAATCGGCCTTTACATTGTGATTAAAGATAACTTCTTTTATATCTTCGTATAACTCATCATTTTCTTTTATCCATGCGACCTTGGAGCTTCTATTTTTATTATCACCGTCTTGTATGGCGGCTTCTTTTATTCTTAATTTCTCTGAATTTTCTATTATATTATTACAATAGTCCTCATTAAACAATGAAATTGAAAGACAATTGTTATCTGTTAGGTACATTATACAGCCCCACTGGTAAATCTTTTCCAGTCTATTGCATTTTTAATAGTAAATGTTCTATTGGAGATTTGTCTTAATGATCTATCTAAAAATTCTACAACTGTTTCTAGATATTTAACCTTTTGGTTTGCTTTTTGCCACTCTGGATCAGCTTCAATAAATTGAGGTACGTCTGCTTTTAATATCTTTAAGTTAAATGGTTTCTGTAGATATACTGCCGGATCGGCCTTACCTGTATAGTATTCCCATTTCTCCCTTTTGATTGTTCTAAATTCATCTTCAGCACGTGTTAATAACAATTTAAATTTAGTTAAAAATTTTAAATATTTGTTATGTAATTGAGGTGTTTTTAAAGACTCTATATCTAATTCAATATCGTTAATCTTTAAATCTTTATCGGCTAAATCTTGTAGTTGTTCTAAATCCATTATATCTCCACTTGTTCATAATATTACTCACTTATTTATTAAGATGTTGTAACTGTTGTTTTTGATGATCCTGTTGTAGCAAAATCATATATCTTATATTCAAAAGTAACAGACGCTGTAAGATAATCAACATCTGTAGCTTGTTGGTTGTAAGCAAGACTTGAAAGAGAAATAGGAAATACGTCTCTAAATCTAACTTCTACAACCGAGTTGTTTTTATTTGATAGTACACTTAACGTAGCGTCTGAAAAAAGACCACCTGTTTTTGGTGGTGGAAATTTTGATCTACCAGAATCACCTATTACACTGCTTGTACTACCAGGAAATCTATCATTACCACTTGTTAAAAGATTTTGATGTTCCTTGTGATCTTCAGGAAAACCTAGACCTCTTAACCAACCATGTATTTCTTGATAGTTTTCTAAATTCTCATCTACTAAAAAAGATATTGTTAAACTTTCATAGTTTAATTTATCTCCAGGTAAAGGTATATCTTTCAACATTGTTTGTTGAGTTGGTGTACCGGCTAATGCTATACCTGGTATATTAGCAGCTGTACAAAAATATTCTACTTTAGGTAATTTAACTATACTAAATTTAAATTGTGTTGGACTTGCATAGTCTAATTTTGTAGGTTGTCTATTCTTAACTGTTGTCATAATACTATTTATCCGTGTCCTTATCTACTTCTTCCCAGTCTTTTTCAGTAGATTTCTTCTC